CAGCGCTTTGATCTACAAATACAGCGAGGAGGACAAGCATGAGCATCTATGATGAAATCGATCCCCTGACCTACGCGGAGCTCTATCAGAGCATCTATCCTGATTGGAAGGGTAAGCAGGATTTGCTTAACCAGATTGGGAAAGGCCAGGAGATCAAACCTAAGCCGACTCCCAAGCCAGTTCCGGCTGTCACAGCGACTGATAGCAACATACTTGACGACAGTATCGTTCTGGAAGATGAGCCAAGCGCTCCCAGCGATCCTGAGGAGGAGTACATCGACTTTACTCCTCAAGAGCGGGTACCAGTCAAATGCGATAACGAAGCCAAGCTGCTGGGCTACTTCTGTACCACAGTGCTGGAGCGGCTCCAGCATAGCGAGTCCAAAGGCCGGGAGTGGAAACTGCTCACTAAGGAATACAATAACGGTAGCCTGGCTCCAGAACTCTATGCTTTGAAAGGAAAGCGCACCGAACGGGCCTTACGCCTCTGGCTGGGACGCTATGAACAGAGCAAGCAGGATATGTATGCTCTCCTGCATGGCAACCGCTATCAGAAACGGCAACGCAAGATCACCGAACTGGAAGGCAAGGTGCTGTTGGCGATCCTGCTGCATCCCAACCGGATCAGTATCGGCAGCGCTCTCAAGTTCCTGAAAGCCAAAGCCGAGTCCGGACTGATCGACTCACCCAGTTCGGTACCAACGCTTAGACGCTGGGTCGAAGAGTGGCGGGATGACAATCTGGCAATGTGGGAGCAGGCAAGGCAGGGCAGCAAGTTCGTAGCTGAGCACATCATCAAGACCATCCACCGGGATAGCAGACTATTGAGCGTGGGCGAAGTCTGGGTAGCCGATGGGCACACTCTGGCCTTCGATATCCTCAATCCCAAGACCGGGAAAGCGCAACGCATGACCATGATAATGGTCTTCGACTGGGCATCCCGATACCCGGTGGGTGCCACGCTTGCCTTCACCGAGGACAGTCAGCACATCCAGGCTGCCTTCCGCAATGGCTTCCTCAACTGGGGAGCTCTGCCTCAGTATGTCTATCTCGATAACGGCAAAGCCTTCAAGAGCAAGCTGTTCCACGAACAGTGGGAAGGGCATGACCTGGCCAAGGAATTGGGCGGTATCTTTCCCAAGTTGGGAATCAGAGCTCAGTTCGCCGAAAGCTACAATGCCAAAGCCAAGATCATCGAGCGGTTCTTCCGGACCTTCCAGGAGCAGTTTGAACGCTTCATCAGCAGCTTCCGGGGAGCCAATATAGCCGATAAACCTGCCACTCTGATGCGTAACGAGAAGTGGATCAAGAAGCTCTATACCTGCGAGCCGCCCACCACTGAAGAAGCGATGCAGATGATCGGCTACTATATCAGATATGTATATGGCATCACCCCTCACCGGGGATTGGATAACCGCAAACCCTGGGAGGTGTTCAACTCGGCTCCCAAACCTCAGGACAGGCTGGTCAATCCCTCTCAGCTCAACTTTATGATGTTGAGCGTGGAGCGTAAAGCCATCCGCAACGAGGGCATCGTGCTGAACAAGTTGAAGTACTGGCATCCCGCTCTGGTCTTTCACATGGGTAAACCGGTAATAATCAGATACGATCTGGCTGATGCGAGATGGGTGCTGGTCTATGACGAGGCGGATATCTTCATCTGCCAGGCTTCCCTGCGCCAGGCCCAGCATCCGTTCATCCAGGCCGATCTGCAGAACAGCAAATCGCATAAGGAATACCGCCAGGAATATACCCAGATCAAGAAGCTGCAGCGGCTGACCGAACAGCGGACCCAGAGCTTCGTGCGCAGCAATCAGGAATCGGTGGATAAGCTGCTCAAGAGCTATATGAACGAGATTCCAGCTGATAACAATCCTACCTTCCTGCAAGCACCTATGATCGAAGCTCCCGCCCCGGGCCCGGAAGAGGAGATCGCCAGGCTGGAACAGATAGTAATTGAACAAGAACAGGCAATAACCGCCATCCAACCTGAACAGACCAACAACGATCAAAATCAAGCTGTTGCCGAAGGATCAAGCGAGTTCGATCCCTTCGACGATGAGGAGTTCAAGAAAATGCTCAAGACGATCGGAATCAAATAAGGAGGAATAGATGAAGCAAGGTAAACTTGTCCCGATCCACAATGTCCAGAAAGCCGATGAGTGCATCGACTTCCTGCTTAAGCGTCCCCGCCTGGAGATGGTGGGACTGGGTATGCTGTATGGCAGGCCCGGCCTCGGCAAGACCACCTATGCCAGCCGTGCTGCCTATGCCCGTGGCTACGTGTATATCAGACTGGAAGCCACGACCACTCCCAAAACCTTCGCCAAGGAACTGCTCCAGAATCTATACAGAAGCCTGGGTATGGGTGATTATCTCCCCGTGGGTACTACCAACAACATCTACAAGCAATGTATCCAACTGCTCCTCGATAATGAGGATACCGTCATCATCATTGATGAGATCGACTACGCCTTCCGCTATCCTCAGTTACTCGGATCGGTCAGAGATCTGGTGGATGAGACTTTCGCAGTGGTGATCCTGGTGGGCATGCAGAACGCCATGGATAGGCTTAACCAGATCAATGCTTACTACTTTGACCGCTGTAACTACTTCTACGAGTTCGAAGCGGTAAGCAAGGATGATATTAGAATGTTGGGCACCGAACTGATGAATATTCCCTGCCCGGAGTCCCTGGTCAATTACATCCACTTCAACGCAGCCGGGAACCTTAGGAAAGCCATCAAGATCATGCACATGCTTGAAGTCCGCGGTAAAATCAATCCCATCCAAGCCATGAACCATATTTAGGTGGCATTATGAACGAGCAAAGCATTATAATCGACCGCTTCGTAGACCGCTTCGTCAGCTACTTCAACTTAGATCTGACCTGTGAGTGCACCGGAGTAGACCGGGATGTGGTTCAGGAGCGCCTTAACCAACTCCTTACAGGCAATGTGATCCGCAAGGTATCCAAATACGAGGATATCTATGTAACCAACCGGGGCCGCTATAATATCAATGTAGCAACCATTTACTGCGGCAACTGGGCATTCGACCTTAAAGCCTGCCAGGATATCTGCTTCCTGCTTGATAAGAGCCAAATAAAGAGCATCCGACAGCTGGCTTCCAAGATGCAGCGCAGCCGTCAGTGGGCTTATCTCTACCTGGAGGCACTGATCTCAGTCGATGCGGTGGGTATATGTAAGTCAGGTTATTATACCAAGGACATAAGCATGATCTGCAAAGTCGGCTCGGTGATCAAGAAAGGCATCATTAGCGAGAAGCGGGCCGAGTGCGGCATCCAACCTCAGAGACGCCGTAAGAAAACTACTAAAACTACTAACCACAAGTAAAGAGCGAGGGCATTCTATGACTCAGGAACAACGAGAACGAAAACTACGCCAAGAGATACATGGCCTCCGGGTCAAGAAGTTCCACTGGACCCTAAATGACTTCAAGTTCATCATCAAGGGCTTGGGCTATGGCGAATCACTTAGGGCTTTGCCGGAGGATCGCTTAACTGAATTGAAAGCACTTCTGCTCAAGTACCGTAAGCATGGCAGACCCCAAATCTTTAGCTTCGACCGTCAGGGCAAGTATATGTTCTATCTCATGAAGACTGCGGGCTGGACCGAGTCCCAGCTACGGGCATTTACCATCCAACACTATTCCAAAAGCCACTGGAACCTACTCAACAAGAAGGAACGCAGAGCGGTGATCGCAATGCTGCAGAACTACATCAAACAGAATGAAAAGAAAGCCAAAAATACAACCAAGAAGGAGACATCTAATGGACACACCCAAAACCCCCAAGGCTAAGAAGCCCATTCCCACCAGAGTTGACGCTAACGGACAGAGCATTCCGGTCTCGATCATCAGGCCGGAGATACTCAAGCAGGACTCTATCGTAACCAAGACCATCAACCGGGCGATCAAGCTGCATGACCGCATAGTAGCAGACAAGAACCAGTTCTTTGAAGATGTGGAACTCTATCTCCAGCAGGTAGCCGAGAAGAACGGACTCGATTGGAAGGGCAATGCCGTCCTCAACAGTTTTGACGGCAAATATAGAGTTGAAATCAGATTCAAGGAACGCATCCAGTTCGGCATCGAACTCCAACTTGCCAAGCAGAAGATCGATGAGTGCATCAAAGCCTGGTCAGCCGACTCTAACGTTAACCTCCGAGCCATCATCAGCGAGGCATTTCAGGTCGATAAGAAAGGCGAAATCGCCAAATATCGTATCCTGCGTCTGCGCCGCTACAACATCAAAGATCAAACCTGGAAGGAAGCTATGGAGCTGATCGACCAGGCCATCCAGGTAGTTGCTACCAAGCAGTACATCAACTTCTATGAACGTGACGAGTCAGGCCAGTTCCGCCAGATCGTCCTTAACTTCCCTTCTCTGTAAGAAACAGTGGCAAGGTAATGCATCTCAATTTGATAAAAATACAGGAGAATGAATAATGGCATATATGAATACCAAAACTACGGAGGTTTTAGAGACAATGAGCATCTTCAATGATGAACGCAACTACCGCACGGATGAGATAGCCGATATCCTCCGGGTTGACCGCTCCAGCGTATATCGCTGGATACGGGATATAGAGAACCCTCTGCCTGCTTTCCGTACTAAAGAGAATGGTCAACTGCGCTGCAAGGGCAAAGACCTTAACGCCTACTTAGATAAATACAAGGTTCGCCCTGAGTATGAGTAACAGCCGTGAGTTCCGCATCAAGCGGGACAACTGCAAAGAAGCCTATCTGAACGGCAAGACCGATCCCACTGAGCTGGCGGTGATCTTCGGAGTCTCCGATATCACCGTCCGCAAGTGGGTCAAGAACGGCAAGTGGGACGAGCTCTTCAAAGAAGAGAACCAACTCGACCACGAGATCGCCATCGCCCGCAAGAAGGCACTCATTCAAGCACTCCGGGAATATGCCAAGAATCCTGCCGACACAGCCATCCAAAGCCTGGTGAGCATGATGAAGCAGGATCAGAAGGATCGGCAGCCCTCCAAAGAACTGAACGACTACATCGTCAAGTTCCTGGATCAGGTTACCGACTTCATGATCGAGAAAGGACATGAGACCTTGCTTAAACAGTTCCAAAGCATTCTGCACGATTTGGCAGATTACCTGAGAGTGAGAAATGGTTAGCCTTCCTGCATCCTATATAAGGCCTCCCCAGCCTAAGCCTACAGATCAACCTCCCTACCCTGCATACCCTCCAAGCCAACAGCCCGACAAGGTCAGTCCTCCGACCTCCGGGTCCCCGACGCCCGTCCCCCTGGGCGTCGGGGGGTTACCCGGTTATGCCTAAGAAGTTCCTCCAGCGGCATAACAAGGCATTGGCGGAGATCGCATCCAAAACGATCTCCGTCTTGCCTTTTATAGACGATAATCCCGAAGCCAAGGATGAGAGGATAAGACGTACCACAGCAGAGGGATGGGATGCCTTCTCGTTCTTCTGTCATACCTATTTCCCGCATATCTTCTCCCTACCTTTTTGCCCAGCGCATGAGACCATGTTCGATGAGACTGATAAGGGCTCAGGCATCATCGCCATTACCGGTTTTCGTGGGCTGGGCAAAACGGTTCTCATGGGAGTGGTCTATCCCATCTGGATGATCATCAAAGGTGAACGCTACGTAATCCATACCGCCGCAGACATAGATCTGGCTCAGGAAAGGACAGCGTTTACACTTCATGAACTGCAGAACAACAAGCGGCTCACCATCGACTATCCGGAGCTGCAGCCCATGGACAGCTTCGATCTGGACTTCTATCTCAAGAACAAAGCCAGGATCAGAGCACGTTCTATCAAGCAGTCTCATCGTGGCACCATCAATCCCAAGACTGCTAAACGTCCCGGTTTGATCGTCTGTGACGATATCGATAAAGAAGAGAACATGGGCAACCAGTCGATCGGTAAGAGACGTATGGAGAAGATCACCCAGGAGCTTGCCGGAGCTCTGGCACCCGAGGGAAATGGCAAGATCATCTGGCTCGGTAACCTGGTACATCCCAATTACTCCATCTGCCAGTTTCAGGAGCTCATATTAGGCGATTTACGGGCAGATAATCCAGAATTAGATGTTACCTACCAGATTGCATTAAAGACCCACCAAAAAGCGATATTGCGCTTCTCCCTCGAAGATATGCAGGGCAAGTCCATATGGGAAGAGCAATACCCTACTGCCACTCTGCCAAACCTGAGATCGAAGTTCGGCCATACCGGTTATCAGAGGGAGATGCTTGGACAGCCGGTAATCGAAGGTAACATATTCAAGAACCACTGGTTCACGAAGTATAGAACACTTCCCGAACCAACCCAAATGAAGCGGGTCTGGCTCTATGCCGATCCTGCTTGGGGAGAGAAGGGTTGCTTCAAAGCGATCATCTCCATAGGCTATGATGGTAATCGCTTCTACGTTATCCATGTCTGGATACGTCAGACTGAGAATACCAAGTTCTTCAGATACTACTATGATGCCTATCAGGAGTTGGATCGTATCTACAGAGCAAAAGCCAGAGCTGCCTGTGAAACTACCTATGGTCAGGCACGTATCCTGGCTGACTTCGACAGGTGGGCTACCGATAATCATCTGCCTCCGATATCTCACAGAATCAAGCGCATCGATAACAAGGATAACAAGAACCTCCGTATAGAAAGAACTGAGACCATTATCGAGACTGCCAAGGTGCTCTTTCCGGAGGGACAGGACACACCAACTCTCATCAGCCAGTTCCTCACCTATCCTGATGGCTACATCGATGGCTGTGATGCACTGGCTGGCTGTCTGGAACGCTTCTCCGAATATGATATCGGCAGGAATAGAGTAAAAGTCAGGAGGTTCAGCTTATAATGAACTACTATGATAAGCTCATGTTGGAGTACTATCGGGTCCTCAATAATGCATGGAAGACCGAGATTAAGGATGCTGCCAGGCTTGTTATCCAGATGCTGAGTGATATGCCGAGGGCCGAGAAGATCAAGAAGGATACCATAGATAAGCTTCTGGGCATCATCAATACCCAATTGGGAGATGACTTCGCAGCTATGGTCAATGAGCCCACCAAAGCGATAATAGACCGCTGTGTGCGGCTCGGACTTAAGGACACACAAGTGCAAGCCCCTACGAAGACCAGCATCGGGCTCTGGGGAATTGAAGATCAGCATCTATCATCTACAATACAGAAGCAGCAGTTGTTCTGGATTGGTAATCACTTCGAAGCTGATGTCAGGCAGAACTTCGCAGACACCCTCTCCAAAGCCATTGAGCAGGGTTGTACCAAAGAGATGCTTGCAGATACCCTAAAAGACCAGTTCAATGACCTCGCCAACCGCTCATCCCATTACTGGCAGGGATTGGCAGAGCATACTGCTCTCCGGATACGAGAGTTCGGAAGGCTGCAGGGCTACAAAAAAGCCAAAGCCAGATACTATAAGCTCGTGGTGATCCTGGATGACCGCACCAGTGATATCTGCCGGGCATTGGCTGCTCAAGACAAAGTCTATCCCCTGAACGATGCCTTGGAAGTGATGGATAATCTCATGGCTCTGGATACCAAATCCAGCAGCCTGGATGATGCCAGAGGCTACATCAAAGCACTCGCACCCTGGATCAAAGACGATCAGATCGAATACGACTCAGAGATGAACCCGATGGGAGTATCCGGAGCGCATACACCATTTCCGCCTTTTCATTGGAAGTGTAGGACGACAACGGTTATTGTTTAGGAACTGACATTCTCTAATCCCATCATCATATTATAATGAGCTATGTGCCCTGTTTTTTCGAATATGCTTCTAAACACGCTCTTGTATCTATCTATGTTGTCTTCACTGATACTGTGATTTGCATCCTCAAATATACTGTGAGAATCTACGTTAACCCAAGTTATGAGGGATTCATATATCAATTTGTCATATCCATCAAATCTATCTGGAAGCTTATGAATCTCTTCACCACCTAACAGAGTGAAATAGCTTTCAAGAATTCTCCTCATAGTGTTAGGCAGTATATGATAGTTATCTTCATTATGCTTGTACTCGTCCCACATCAACTGGTAAGTGCACTTGACTGGACTAACCTTATGGGGAACTACTCGTGACCCAGTGTCTCCCTTTCTTACTAGCCAATACAATATCTCTTTATCCGTTTTATCTTTCTTACCTGGCAAGTATGTAAGATGCCTGAAAAAGTAAGCGTTGTGTGTTAAAACGATAACCTGCTTAGTTTTACTCTTTCCACCTTTTGCTTCTCTGATGATTTTCCTTATCAAACAGCTTACTGCAAACAACACGTCATTATCAAGACTGGACACAGGATCATCAAAAACGATCACTCTATCATCAATAGTATCTGCAGCATTTTGAGTTCCTTTTATCAGGAAGTAGAAGTAAAGAAATGTAACAAACGATATCTCACCTTCACTTAGAGATGACTGGGCATCAGGATTATCAGGTCGTATAATCCTGTACTTGTCATTATCAGCGGCTTTATCAAGCTTAAAACCATTAAAACCAAAGCTTTCCAGAATGCTATTGATATCATCTATTGTTTTCTGAGTAGTCGTAATTTTGGCTCGCAAGGTTCTGAGTTTCTGGTTAATGTTATCCAAATTCTCCTTGGCTTCAGTAATGCGGTTTGAAATGTTTTCAATAGCTTTGTCTAAGCCAGATTTCTGTCTCTTATATAACTTTACAGTGGTATCTAAGGCATCGTCTACGATGAACTTCCAAACCTGATTTTTCAAGTCGGATCGTTCGCTCTTTATATTGGCTACTGTTTTGTTATGACTCTTAATTGTCTTGTTTGCTTGAGTTATAAGGTTATTCATGTCATCAATGACTACATCAATGGGATCTAAATTCTCTTTCGTGCTGGGCTCTTTGATTTTCTTGTTTATTCTTAGAATGTTATTTGATACTGATGTTTCCAGTTTCTGAATGAGCAACCTCAAGTTATTAGCATCAATCCACTTCTCATTGTTATCTATAATGCCTATTGCTGTTTGCACAATCTCCTTGGTTTTAGTCTCATATTGATCGAGAAACGACTTAATACTCTCAATGCTTTGTGAGTAACTATCATCAAAGTAATCCTGTAGACTCTTAGCGAGGTTTTCAGAAGTTTTTTGCTGGCAGAACGGACAGATTCTATCATTTGCATTGTAATAGTTTTGATATCCTTTTCTAACCCAGTCGCTAGCCTGAAGTTTGTCAATAAGAGCAGCTATATCTACATCTTTTCGTCCGACAAC